AATACCCATTGCCTGAAGTTCAACGTCAGCATTTAGGAATGCAGTGCTGCGATTAGTTCTTGCAACGCGCCAGGATTCCAAAAGCTTTGAAATTCTTTCAGAAGTTAAGTTTGTGCCATTAGATTTTAGAACCATCATTGGCACTGGCTCTTTTGCAAATTGTTCAGCGGCATTTTCTAACGCGATAGCAGCTCGGATAGTGCGTCCAGCGCGATTTAGGAAACCTTCATCTAATCCGTTGAATACCACTAGAGAGCCAACGCCAAATGGTGGAACTTTTTTATTATCGACTGAGTAGCCAATAATTTCAGTGCCAAGAGAATTCAATTCTGGTAATACGCGATCAGGTGAAACGCGTGTCCATTCTTGAATGCGACCATCCGCATACATGGACATAATTATTCCGTAAGATACGCCTAGGAATAATAAATCTTCAGCGACGTAGCTGTAAATAGCAGAACCAGGAACGCGTGAATCTGGTTGATTGATTACTCGGTTAGGTTCAACGTGCGAACCTGTTGACTTTACATATTGTTCAAGTGGAAGAGTTGCAAGAGAACATAAAATGTTTCTACCGCGAGCAATTGTTGGCACTGCCATTGCAGAAGCTCTTGACGCATTAGATACTGGGTAAAGCCAGTTATTTATTGTGCCGTTATTAGGCGCAGGATACGCAGCCGCGTCAATAGTCATTTCGACTGGCGCAGTGGTTGGAAGAAAGAAGTCTTTGATTCCCATATAGTGGATAAGTATATCAGTATATGAGATTAACCAACGAAGATATCAACTTCCGTTTCTGGTCGCGTCGCGAAGTGAGAAACCATTGCCATTGCTACTGCCGCGCAGATTGTAGAGTTGGAAACCTTACGTCCTAGATACCAACCGCCATCTTTGAATGGAAGCTTGACGGCTGAAAGAACTTGCTTAGTAAATTCCTCTTGCCGTTTATGAATAAGCCTCTGGCTCGTAATTCCAGACTGCATTTCGTCACACGCCTGTCCGTAGAGAGCCCCGTCAATTGGAGTAGTAGAGATTCCTGCGGGCGATAACCTGGCAGCGACCGCCCCAGCCGTTTGCCTGGAATAAGCCACCGTAGTTGTTGGATATTTACGAACCCAGACTGCTAGATCATTGGCAAGAGCTTTATCATCTATCGCTACTGCGTTTTCCCAAGTCTGCAATAAGACCACGATGTATTTATCACCCTTTTGTTGTCCTGCTATTAGAGCGGCTGCCCTACGGTCTGGCGACAAGTCAATAGCCATCCAGGTTTCTTGATCCTGGTCTAGTTCTGCCGACTCATCGCCACACGCATCCCAGAGTGACGGATTGATTGCTGGGTTTATCTGGGAAACCCATTGACATAGAACTTCGGTTCTTACAATTGATTCTTCATCATTGAGAATGGCTCTTAAATTGTCAGGATGCACTGTATAGCCAAGAGAAGGGTTTGAATACCTTACCGCTTCCCAGAATTCAGGAGTATCACCTATTTGAACTTCCATTGGAGCCGACCATTCAAACCAACCTATTGGATCATCACTCCCAGCAGCTGCGGCAAGGCCACGCTCTCTTATTCTGTTCAAAACTATTGAATGCTGATCTCCGGCGTTTGAATAAAGTATTGCCATTGGGTTCTTGGAGGCCATTTGGGTAAATCGAAGCGATGCCCATACTTCCGGGTCTTGATATTCTCGAACTTCATCTAGGTGAATTACATCTGGCGCTGCTATACCTCTGGAAGCCGAGTTATTGGCACGAACCAGGTATCTAGCGCCATCGATTAGTTTGATTTCCTGCGATCCTTTAGTTTCATACTTCTTGGCAAACATCGCAGCAAGTTTTGGATGGTTCTGGATAATCTCATCTATCTTCCAGAAGATTTCAGATGAAGTAGTTAATTTATGAGCGGTGTGAACCTGAAGCTTCTCGCCTAATTCAAACATTCCCCAGAGAATTCGAAGCGCCAGGAAGGTCGATTTTCCCTGTTGACGAGCTACTAATACGCCAATTTCAGAATGGAACCAACGCCCATCTGGTTTGACTCTGTGCATCTCGATAGCCAGAAACTTCTGCCAAGGGAGCAATTCGAACCCGATTGACTTGCAGAAATCTATCATTTCCTGCCCGCGTGAAGGTAAATCGACTGGTTTTGACCGAATACGCGGTTCTGTCGCCCCTAGGTAAGCCCCATCAGGGCTATCTAAAGCTATCTGGTCAAATGTAGTCATGACTTAGGGTATCAGGCTTGATAGTGGGTAATGCTGTCGTTTTTGGGGGTAAACAAACCAAGGGGGGTCATGGGTGTTGCCTGCCCATCAAAAAACCTACCCCCCTTTGAATAATTACATGTTGCGCATAAACATTGAAGATTATCAGGCTCATCACTACCGCCTAAAGTTCTAGGCACTATGTGATCCACTGTATTACCTGGCTGACCGCATCTCTGGCAAGTGTTCTGATCTCTAGTGAGAATCCTTTGACGTATCTTTCGCCATTGATAGGTTGAACCATCTTTACGCAGTGCTGATTGTTTGCCCATTAGTGGTAGTTGTTCTCTCTGAAGAATGCAAGTGCATTGCAGTTAGAACCATATCGGTTCTTATTATATTTCAAACCCCATTTAATCTGCTCTATACCAGTAGCAGTCTTTAGATAGATAGACCTACCTTGAGGTATACCGTAATGAGATCCATTACGCGCTTTGTGATTCCATCTACTCTCATAGTAATAGAGCTTATTAACGCATTTGAATTCATCTAATGGTAATACGGCTTTTGCATAAGCTTTTGGTGTTTGTTGTATTTGAATACCATCATGTATTGGCGCTACGGCATAAGAGGCACTACTTAGCAATAGGACGCCCGTAACACCTAACACGCAAGCTATCCGCGTTGCGGCTTGCGCTAAGCGCCTGAAGCGCTTTAGCAAGTTAAGTGTAATGGTCATGTCAAGTCCTTTCGGTAAAACCCCTGGTTAGACGGCGTGTCGTAGGGCTATCGATTGTCGGTTTTGTAAAAACCTTTCCCCTTGAAGTGGATTGCTGGTGGTGTAAAGAGCTTTACCATCTGCTCATCGCAGTGGACAGGATCAGCGGTTTCTAGCCCAAAAGGGATGAAGTGTTCATGAATGATTAAGCAAGTTAGGCATTGAAACTCATAGACTGGCACAAGTAGAACACTCCGTATTCTTGATTATCCAGGAGCCGCATTTATCGCACCTAGTCGGTTCTAATGTCAGGTTCTTAGTATATCCTGCCTGTATTAGAATACCCATTAAATCATTCATTCTTATGATGCAACAATAATCTTCTGGATTTTCCCCTTGTCCGTTTAGTCTAAGGACTGCGAAGCCCAATTTGCCTGATTCACGGCTTTTTAGTTGATCCAAAACTTGTTTAGGTTGGAAACCTGCTCTCGCTTTTACTTCTACGTCAAATGGCACATTTAGCACATCTGACCCAGTGCGACCTGCACCAGCCGAATCCGCGAACGGAAACCACTGGCGCATATAATCGCTGACGACTCTTTGAGTCCGATAACCCCGGTGTTTCCTATGTTGACTAGCCATTGACCGCATGACATTTCTCGCATTGCCATTGAAGCGGTGATAGACTCACTGTCCAAACTCCGTCATCCTGACTAGGGATTTCGTTACACATTTGGCAGATGAGTAATGGCACATCGCCGTAGAATTCGACTGTGCCATCCTCTCTGATTATTTGACCATAACCCATTTATTCCACCCCCTCGGGTAATCTCCATTTGCCCGTTGTTTTGCTCATTACATACCAAATCGCAGGGCAACGATCACCCTTGGATGCACCACGAACTTCACACATTGCGCCCTGCCAAGCTTTACCCGATGCGCTTACGCCAGATTTGATAGTTCTGACTCCATGAGAACATGTTGGAATCGGTTCAGCTTCTCCAAATGTCTGTTGCACTAATTGAGCCGCTTCTTCTAGTGAGACTGGTTCTGGAGTTGGCTCTTTACCAACAAATTCATCCCAAGTATTGTTTATCGCCAAGGGCGCGTTTGCGATTCTTTCAGAAGCCAGGTCATTCTCTATTCGAGCGACTTTTTCCATATCTTGTTTAGTGCTGCGCTTCTCGCTTCCCAAGAGAAGTCCTGCGGATCTTCCATAAGATGACGTGACGCAGTTTTCGACCCAGAAATCTTTATTAACACCGCGATCAGAACGGAACTCATATGCAGCATCGCAGACAGCAGGGAAAGGATCATTCGCATCCCTATATATTTCGGTGATAACCCAGCAATAACCTTTTTCATGGTCAACCTTCATTTCTCTTATGTTAAATCTATTCATCGGATAATTGTCATGCACCCTGCGAATTCTCGCAGCCACATCTTCATAATCGTTCAAATTAAATGCCATCT